TTGACCGCCTCTATTAAATGATTGAAAAGATGAAGTCATGGATTAGTAAAGCTAAAAGAACTAGGAACTTTTCCATAACTACCAAAGTCCATTGAAGAAGTAAAATCTATATTATTGGGTTTGAAAAAACCATTAGATGTACCTCCAAACGAACCAATGTCAGGTGCTTTTAAACTGTTATAGGCACCAATACCAGAAGATGCTGCTGAAGCAATACCACCAAGGAATTGCATATTAGCTGCAGTCATATCGGTATTCGGTTTGACAGGCGCAAAACCAGGTTGCGGTTTAAATTGAACCTTAGAGTATGCGTTGCGATTAGTAGAACGCAAACGATCTCTTACATTATCAATATTTCTTTCTGTACTTTCACGAGCACGGATTAAATTGGAAGCTATCATAGCTTGATTCCTACCAAACTTAGCAAGGTTTCTTGCTTCTAATCTATCTGCACTTTTACCCGAGCCAAAATACTTTTGATTTTCAGCAAGCTGAGCAAATGATTCTTGTGCTTCAGCAGATGCTTGGCTAAAAAGATCATTCAAACGACTCTGTTCGTCTGCATAAGCACGGCTAGCAGAAAGAGCATTTTCAGCAATTTGTGTTTCATATTCAGCGACACGAGTTCCATACAAAGCACGTTGCCCGTCCCATTTAACTCGGCGTATTCCTAGTTGTCTTTTATAATCATTGACTGCTGCAGTCTTTTCATCCGATGCAGCCTTAAGTCCACCAAAGGCACTGAATGCCTGACCGGCGGCCATAAGACCTAAGCTAACTGGTTCGCACACGGCAAAATTCTATAAAGGTTAAGTTGTTAGGACCATGAGTTACTTCACGAAGAAACTTAAATCCAAGGAATCGAAGAAGCTTTAGATGAACTATATTGCGTTTATCGCATATGTTCCACAGCATCTTCTCTGGTCTACTGTTAACAAGACGTTTACATTCACGAGCAAAGGTCTTTGGATAGTTGTGTATTTCAGGAGTGCATAGCATCCAGATCCCGTTCTCGGGACCTACTCCTCCAGCAGCACCCCACTTACCGTTAGGCATTTTAAATGCTGCTGAGTAGCCACTAGAAGCCCCTGCAAGAAGCGCAACCAAAGGATTGTGACCATGTCCCTCTGTGCACTCCCTACGGTCTTCAGGGCGTAAATTAGAGGCCACATGTATAGCGACCTCATTAGTAAGTGGATAAATGTACTTAGACATTCTTGTAGTATTTGGGTGAATAGTCCCCTTCCCAAGTCAAAGAGATAAGTGTTGCGGGAAGTGGTGATGTAGATTTGATTGATAAGTTAAAGTTATTACTCTTTTCATACACAGGTATGGTTCCAATGTGCTCATCTTCCACCTGTACATCAGCAACGTTGTACTGATCATATGTAGATGATGTGAACTCATCAACGTAATCAACCTTACCAGTCCTAGTTACAACTGAGTTGTACTGACCAAGACGACCAAAGGAAGGTTTAACTCTATGAACAATCAGGCTGCCACGTTCTTCATTGATAGTCCTTTCACCAGACACCTTCTGTACAAAGAACCTAGGTAGATCTACTTGCATCGTATATAAATACCCAAATAGCAGAGTGACACCAGAGTGATCACCATCAAGAACTACAGAGGTACCACTTGAAGGCACATCAATATCAACAGCAATAGTTCCAGAAGAACCAGACCTAACAGCCGCAAGGTTTACATTTTTATCTGTGATACTGGATAACCAGCTAAGATTAAAAGTAGTTTTACGTGTAGTTGCGTTGTACGAACCGCCAGAAGCACTGACATAGTTATCCAGATAAACGGCATACTCCTTACCATGTTCGGTAAAGGTAGACTCATCGTCACGGATCATATCAATACGTTGCAAGAAAAATTGATCATCAATGAAGTAGTAGGTATCATCTACACAGCAGTGGTAGGCGAGTGGTCTGGTGTGTTTCCACCTGAACCACGATGACTGGATCTGCTTATCAGCGACACTGAAGTACTTGTATCCAATAACTTCATCACTATTTTTTTTCCCAAAAAATATTGTTGTGTTTTCACGGGAGTCAGCAACTAGATCAATATCCTTACTTAATACATCAGCAACTACCTTACTAAGTTCGTTGACATTAGGCTCACCTTCGCGAGCAACATTAGACATAACAAAGAACCTACTAAAGGCTCCAGCATTGTCTAAGAAACCAGCAATAGTGCCTAAAGAAAATGGAGGTACTGCAGTGTTGTAGTTGTACGTACTGATACTGCTCAGCCTTGCTGTGTCAGGGTTGAGAGTATCGGAGTCAGTAGCCAACAAGAACTGTTGATTACCAGCAAAAACAATTAACCCAGTGTTAACCTCCAAAGCATCGAACAAGATTGCAGGGTATTTAGAACTACAACTAATGTCGATTGGATCTGTACCAGCAACAGTCAGTGCTGTGTTGACAAAGAAGTTACCCAGATCACCTGGTCTAGATAGAATTACATTCTCGTCGCTAAGGAACCCAAGTCTATTTCTAAAGAAAAGAACTTTGTTAATAGACTTACCGATGAAGCTAGGCTCAGCATTAGTGTTGTCATCACCAACATCACGATTATCATAATTAAAAAGTTTTACCCGAAAATCTCCAGTACCTTGACGTTCAATAACAATCGGCATCTTGGTACGATCAATTGAATTCGCAATACCTGGTTCGGCACATTCAACCCAACTACCAGGACCAGAAGAATTTCCTTGACCTTCAAACTTTAGGTAGTAATCATCATCAGTAGAAGAGCTGTTAGCTACTTTCACAATATAACCATGCTTACATTGAAAAGGCAAACCAGTTACATCGTTTACTTGATCAGTAATAACGGTAAGCAGATCAGTATTCTGTGCTTCAACTGTAAACGCAGTTGAATTACTATACAAATAAATTCCGTTACCAATAACCTCAAAACTAATACCAGTACCGGCTAACTCTGATGTAATACCACCAAGGATAGTGTCAACACTTACATTAGTTTGCTGGTCAAATGGTGTTGGTTCGGGACGTACTGCTTTAATACTTGCTCGAACTTGAGCAGTTTCTTTTTTATCAATAACAATCCCATAACTTCTTCCTGACAAAGAAACAGTACCGGCCAAACCTGTGCTAGTACAATCGTTACCACCATGGAGTAATTCAAGACGTGCGGAATATGAGCAGGTGTAATCATCTGCTTCCGGCTGATCATCATTACTTCCAGGGTCCGGCCCTTGTTGTCCAGTAACAGTTAGTCGAAAAATAAGGTTTTGAATAGAGCCTGTATTAAGTACAAAAACTCCAGTACCTGTATCAGGGCAATGTCCATGATCACCAGAAAATGATGTATACCCTTCACCTTGAGGATCAGTAGAAATTCTTGTAGCAGATGTAATTGGTGTAGTTGCAGAAGATGATGGACTATGAATATTTAAACCGTACTGCCTGCCATTCTGTACCTGTTTAATTTCAACAAAAGCAGAGTAAGTATGTGGTCGCTCATCTGTTTTAGAAACATTAAGAGCTTCCATAGCAGTTACCACATTTCGATTACAGACAAAGGTGCTGTCATTAATTGTGGTAAATTGAAGGTCTTCAGGACCACGATTATTAGTAGCAGAATTAACTGTAGCCAAATAAGATTCAGTATTACTATCATGATTGACAGTTATTTCATTCCCTGTATTTGCACTCCACATGGTCACGTGACCGTTGGTGGCAACCTGTCCTATATAACTACCTTCAGTTTCGTCACGATAGTAATGAAACCAGGATCCATCAGACGTAGCATTAGACAAAGTAGATGTGCCAACACGACGTGCACCAGGACGCTTAGACAAACCCTTATTAATATCAGGTATGCAATTCAACGCATCTTTTACTTGCCCCTGTCCTTTTGCTGAATCAGGTACCTTAGAAATACCACCATAAAAATTTGGAATAGTTTGTGTAATACTTGCCATCAGCGACGTAGTCCTCGGAACGGTTTATAAGATCGATAGCCTTGTTCTTGACCAAACCCTAAGAAGTTATGGTCACCTTGATTGCATTCGTACTCAGTAACAATTGCACGAGCAAAGGCTTCTTGTTGTTGCAATAGTTGAACAAGCGTAGGGTTAGATACAAGCTGCACAGCAGCACGTACTGAAGCTTTAGCAACAATCAAACGTTTAAATGGTTGAGGTAGATCAGTAAAAGCAAACAACCAGATAACATTCATATCAAGCTGGTTGTTAAACTCATATGAATGATTAACTTTGTTATACAGTTTACCTTCACGCTTGACTACATCACTAGACCTATACATCTCTTCTTCGCATACATCCATACGCAAGACATTGTTAGGAATAAAGATATTTTTATTAACATCAGGTGTGAAAGGGTAATGGTCTTCACGATTAAATACCCAACCTTCATTCTGAACTTCAACGTTAGTTTCTTTTAACAGGTTATAAATAAACTCAACTTCAGGATTAGTAAAATTCAAGCTGGTGACTGGAGACTGACCGATACTCCCCAAGATTGAATTAACTGCGGATAGTTCGGTATCGAGATCAATAGTTGTAGGAGTTGTCATAGTTAAAAAAAAGGGACCCCGAAGGATCCCCATAAAAAATAATAATTAAATCACCAACCGGTGGTTGCACCAGTGTTGACTGCAGCACCAGCTACAAGCTCAACGCAAGCAGCAGGGTTCAAATAATCTGCACCCATAGCCAGGCGACCCACGATTAGGTCACCCTGATACATCACAGAAGTGTCATTCGAAGTTACCTGGACCTGAGGACCAATAGCTTCAACACAACCTGCGCCTTCCTTCTGGAAGATCAAACCGCAGGAGCTAGCAAACTTCTCATCAGCACCGTAGTTGTTACGGGAACCGTAGTTGTCACCAGTCACAGCTTCATCATCAAGCATGTCAGGACCAACGAAGTCACCAACGTTGGTAGGGGAAGTCACACCAGTGGTGCCGCCATAAGCAGTACCAAAGCGTCCCAAGAACGGAATGTTCATGGACTTCCGGATCGAGATGCCGGCGATCTCAACAACGCCTTGTCCGGACTGCAAGGCAGTACCTGTGACATCGCGGTTGATCAGACCATTAGAACCGACTTCTTGGATCAATTCGTAGTATTGACGTGGGTTGAGCACGGCCACACGGCCGTCAGAGCTGACGCCCTTTTCGTCGAGGGCAGCCGCTGCGTCATAGAAGGCTGTGATCAAGTTAGAAGCAACGTAGGCATCAGAAGTGTTGCCGGTTGCACCGACACGAATCTGAGTACCACCTGGCTCAACAAAACCAGTAGCAGAGATAGGACTTGCGGCACGAGCACCACGAGTCAAAGAACGGAAGATCTTCCGGTCATAGGTTTCTGCAAGTGCGTAACCGATCTTGCGAGACACCTCACCTCTAAGCTCGTAATGAGCCAATGTCTCATCGAGTTCATACAAAAATGCAGAGCTGATCAACAGGTCATCGACCGTAATTGTTTTCTCTGCAACCGGAGGTGCCTTATCGGCATTACCTAGAATCGGTGTTCCAGGGGTGTGATAAGACGCCGTTGTACGACCGGTGTAAATGAACTGAAGACTCTTACCGTTCTTCAGCGTACGCTTCATGACAAGGTCACGAGCGATCGAGTTATGTTGGAATCCTTTGAAGACCTCACCTGAAAACAAATCCAAGTAAAGGTCGCGGTTGTTTGAGGCGTTGCCAGTTAAATTGGCACGGCCTAAACTAACCTGATTGACGTTAGCCATTTGAATAAATAAAAGAAATAAAAGATATGAACCTATTCAAGATCTTGAAATTTTTGTGGTCTATTCCCACCGTCTAGACGGCAAAGGGTATCCTCCGTAGAGGGCCAATGCCAATTGCTA